ATATGGAGATTGTCACTATGAAGAAAGCTGGTTTCTCCGAGTTGTTCCTTTCAGAGGTAGATAGTGAGGATAAATACTACGATTGCAGTATTAACATGATTACTATTGACGAAAAATTTGGCAAGGAGAGGAAGACCAAGGTTCGTTATCTTGTGCAGGGTGACACCATTGAGAAGGCTCGTAAGAATGTAGATGAGATTATGGGTAAGACTATGATTGATTACAATATTACAAGCCTTAAGGAAACATCAATCATGGATGTATTCTTGCATATGGGTAAACCAAAGGAGTAAGGCTTTTCATTTTTCTTATTATTTAATTAGTTTGAAATCCCCCTATGGGGTGGTGCTGCTTAGTTCAATGGTAGAACGTCCGCCCAAATCGGAAAAAGGTTGTGGGTTCGACCCCCACAGCAGCAACTATGACTTTTGGTTTGATAAAGGATAAAGATTATGGGATATTATGATAGATTCAACAAAGGTGGAAAGAAGCCTAAACACCAAAGGAGCGAGAAGCAAAAGTGGGTTGACAAGCTAGATAGGCTTATGTCGGTTTATATCCGCATGAGAGACTCTAGAGAGTTTCACTATAAGTACTTCAGATGTATCAGTTGTGGAAGAATATTGCCAATCGACCAAGCCGACAATGGGCATTATTGCGGACGAACTCATATGAGTTTGCGCTTTGACACACGTAATCAGAATGCGGAATGCAAACGATGCAACAGATTCTCTTCTGACCATCTTATCGGTTATAGAAAGAATTTGATAATGAAGCTTGGAAGATTGGCTTATTTGCAGAAGCATCCTCACGTTCCTTTAGATATGGAAGAAGTTAAGCGGCTCGGAGAGCAACAAGTTGATTTATTGGAGGTAATGAAACATCAAGCAAAGAATTGGTCGGTGTTTGAATTACAGGAACTCTATAAATACTATGCGGCTCTAATTCTGAAAATGAATGAAGAAAAAGACAATCAATAAGGTTTAAATAATGTTACTACATTAATAATAAACACTAAAAGGTTTGCATTATTGAATTATTCTTCGTAACTTTGCAATCGTCTTGGTGAGACACACCATAAAAACTGTAAGGTCATTTTTCTATTGGCTTTTGTTATGCATAAGACTTGTGCATTCCTATATAGTAACAAAAGTGATTTCATATTATTTGTGAAATGAAGTTTAAATTAAGACCATATCAAGAAGAGGCTAGCAAGAAGGCTGTTGAGTTTTTCTTGGATGAAAAGAAAAATTGGAACGCTCTGGAAGTGCTCCCTACAGCATCGGGCAAATCCTTAATTTTGGCAGATATAGCTGCTAGACTCAAGGATAAAGTGCTTGTGTTCTCTCCTACTAAGGAGATTTTGGAACAAAACTACAAAAAGTATTGTTCTTATGGATTTGATAATGCCAGCATCTATTCCGCTAGCTTTAAATCAAAGGAAATCAGCGATGTTACTTTTGCTACAATTGGTAGTGTAAAAGGACATCCCGAATTGTTTACTGACTTCAAGTACATATTGATTGATGAGGTTCATTTAGTGAAACCTGAATCCGGCATGTATAAGGAGTTTCTTGATAAATTAAAGAGCAAGGTCATAGGTTTAACCGCAACACCATTCCGTCTGTATTCCTATCAGAACTATGGTAGCATACTGAAGTTTCTGACAAGAAGTAGAGACAAGATTTTCAAGGAGCTAATCTACTATGTTCAAGTTGAGGATATGGCAAAGAACGGATATATCTGTCTTCCGAACTATTACACATGCCCACCACCACAATGGAACGAAGGAAACTTGCAGCTCAATTCAACTTGCCGTGATTACACTGACCAAAGTGTCAAGCAAGAATATGAACGTGTAGATTTGTACGGATGGCTAGTTAATGTTGTCAAAAGATTGCTTAATCCGAAGCGAGGTGGACAACGTAAAGGTATCTTGGTTTTTACTAAGTTCGTTAAAGAAGCTCAGATGCTGACCTATTCCATACCTAATTGCGAAATGGTCTGCGGAGAGACACCACCTAAAGAGCGTGAGGCTATCATCGAGCGATTCCGCAATGGGCAGACTAAGGTATTGGTAAATAGCCAAATCTTGGTCGTAGGCTTTGATTATCCGGAGTTAGATACTGTAGTGTATGCAAAGCCAACACGTTCATTAGCGCAATATTATCAAGTCGTAGGAAGACTTCTTAGACTATCAAAAGGGAAACAACCTTGGTTTGTTGACCTCTGTGGTACTTATGAGAGGTTCGGTAAAGTTGAAGACTTGAAATTGCTAGACCAAAACGGAAAAGGAAAGTGGGTAATAATGAGTGGAAATAAACAATTAACAAATGCATTTTTTTAAGATATGGTAGTAAAATTAGACGAAAAAGCATGTAGCTTGGATGCAGATGAATTGGTCGCTTTCGTCCGTCTGTCATTTAATACTGACAAAGACGGATATGTGTATGGGAGCAACAAGGAAATATCGGGAAAAATAGGCATGTCGGTGGCAAAGACAAAAAAAGCTATTGATGGACTATTTGAGAAACAAATGGTATCTATCGGAAACGGAAAAGTCTTTATTTGGAAGCATGAAGACAACATAGAATTTGCTGAAGGCGAAGAATCTAAACCACACAAGAATGAACCTGAACGAATAGCATTGAATAACGTCCCAAGTGTACAACAAGTGGATGATAAAGCAAAAAAGGTTTGCGAATATTTCAATAAGGTTATCGCTGGAAGAGGAATGCCTCTAGTTCATGCCCTGACATCGAAGAGAAAGTCAATGATTAATTCACGGCTTAAAGAATATGGGAGTGAGCAGATGAAGTTGATGATTGACAAGGCGGCAGCATCTTCATTCCTTAATGGTAGTAATGGATGGATGGCGAGTTTTGATTGGATTATGAGACCAAATAATTTTGTTAAAGTATTGGAAGGAAATTATGATGATAGAAAGCAAGGGACTAATAAAGACGCAGAGCAAGGCTATTACCAAGAATCAGCCGACCTCGTGCAGCGCCTCAATCAACAGAGAAAAGCAACGAATATTCAATGAGTACGGAACATTCGATAACGTTCTAATGTCTTTCTCTCCATCAAGCCAAGTAGGTAGTAAGATGCCAATCGGGAAAGCTTTTAAAAGCAACGCACCAACACTTACCTATCTTGACTTGTGTTATGGAGAAGGAAGTGCAATAACATGGCTTGTAGCATGGGTTTCTGATGTCTATGGTATTTGTGGCTTTGTAAATAATGAGGCTACTGACAATATCAAGATAATGACTGCAAATGCTATAAAGGATGAGTATTATTTCCTTAATCTGAACGAGCTGATTACTTTCTTCAAGATGTTTATTGCCGGAAAGTTTGAGAAATTCTACAAGAAGCCAAATCCGCAAGTTATAACAAAGAGCTTGAATACTTTCTGTTCCCATCGTATAGATGCCATAAAAGCAGTAGAGGCAAATATACAGAAAGAGAAAGAGGCTAAAGAAGATGAGGCTATCAAGCAAAATGCCATCACTTATGAAGAATGGGCGGCAAGAAAAAAAGCTAAGGGCGAGGAAGTTAATATAGAACTTATCGAAGACGAGAAAGGCAACAAGATTTTTCGGGTAAAAGCTCCTAAAGCTGATGTTAGATTAGACTCAGCTTATATGATAGTCAAGAATACAACAAATGCAGATTTTAAGGCTATATGCAAGCTAAGAGAATGTTTCGTTAAGAAATATGGTATAGACCCATACGACTTGATTAGAAGTTTAGGGAATAAAAAACTTAGAGAATATGAAGAAAGAAGAAATTGTCAAGGCAATCATTAAGAACCTTAGAGATGTAAATGGCAAAAAGTTCCGCAAGGATGATGTTCAAGCCATTGTGAATTATTTCATAGACCTCACAAAGCAATCGTTGCGCAACAGAGACCGTGTTATGATACGCAGCTTTGGAACATTTGTGGTACGACATAAAAATCCCAAGCAAATTAATTGCGTGCGAACAGGAGAGAAAACGATGACAAGGGAGAAAGACCATGTGGCTTTCATTCCTTCTAATGATTTTGACTTAGATTCAATAGTATAAAATGGAGATAGCAGAAATAGAACAGATTATAGAGGCTTGCAACTTTGATGTTGCTAGCCAGACCCAAAGAGCAGAAACATTCAACGTAATTGACGCTATTGTAGAAATGCGCAAATACGAAGGTCGTTTCAACGCCAAACGTTGGGAATATGAAAATGTTAACGGACGTGGTACGATAGAAATATATTCTAAACTCGTTGCCGGAACTCTAGAGGACAAATTAGCAGAGTTTGCTATTATATTATTCTCAATGGCCAATAAGTACAAGATGAATGTCAAATCGTTGAGGCTAGACCCAGATTCAATGAGAGACCGTTCCTTTGAAGACTTGATGATGTCTATGCTGAAGATTGAAATGACACATTACCGAGTGTTCAAGAAGATAATAATCTTGATTGGCATGCTTTGCGGATATTGCATGATGAATGGTATTGATTTGTTGTGGTTCGTTAACAAAAGACTTTTGATAAACATTAAATAGGCTAAAATATGAAGAAGTTAAAGTTAGTTTTTACGAGTACGGATTTCGCATCTTATACGAAGAGTACTATGAGTATGTTATGCAAGGTTCTTTTACGAATTCCTTACCTTGTACTTGTAGGCATAGTTAGTACAACATGCTGGGTTGCTAAGTGTATTGTAAGGTTCTGCAAGGAGTACACAAAGGCAGCGGTAATTATCGGTTTTGTTCTTTGCTTTATGGCTATGTTTGTTGAGTTTGTCTATTTTAAGATTCAACTTGCAAAGAGTTCGTATCAGACAAGTGAACTTATAAAGCGGAACTATGAGCTGGAGCAGACCGACAGATACGATTTAGGCTTCCATGATGCAATGGCAAAGAACAGAGAAATGCTTACACAAAAGATTGAACCATGACAAACGAATTCAATGCTGCGTTTACGAGAGCACAAGCTTTGCAGAGGAGGTTTAATCCAGCTTACATGAACTCCTTTTCGATAGCAATTAAATATGATAGCTATTACGAGGAATACATGGAGATTGAATTGAGAACAGATAATGATAAGTTCTTTATTTCTACATTGACATGCGTTTACGAAGAGGATTATACTCTAAGATTAGACGAATTAGAAAAAACAATAGATAAATTATTAACAGATGAAGACAATGAATAAAAAAGTTATTTTTGTAAGCCTGTTGGATATTATAAGTATTCCATCGGGTAACGAGCATCCTGTAGATATTACGGATTTTCAGCTAAAGCACGATTTCTTTAGAGCGTTGCAAGCAGATAATAATATAGTCCGTGTCAACATCTTAGGATATGACAAGAACCAAGTAATGTATTCAAGCGATATAACATTCAAGAAAATGGTATCGGTTATTTCATACGAAATTGCTATGTATACAGTTAATGCGGTAGTTCCATATTGCTCTACTGATAATATTGATGATACTTTTGTTGATGCTGCAAAAAGCACCGAGAGTATAGATTTTCTAAAAGACAAATCTAATTGGCTGATTATTGGGAACGATGATCTTGCTGATAAATTTGGGGTTGACAATATAACAATGGAGAATTTCGTCAATGGAGAACTTAGAGAATATTCTGAAGGAGCTAAGACAACAGAAAAGAGATAAACATATTAAACCGGAAATCTTGACCTTAGCAACCATAAAGAATAGGTACGGAAAAGACCCGTTACCTGAGTTGCGCAATTTATGGGCAAAAGGACTGGTTAAGAATTGTAGAACTTTAAATGATTTAGGCTTTATATACAATGGATAAGGAGTTAATAAAAAAGTTAGTTGCACAAGGCAAGGCTTATGTACTTGACTTGCGAGGTGGTAGTGTTCCTTATAAGGAAGGTAATGCAGCGGCAGTTGATTTTTACTGCCCACAAGATGTAGTGTTGAATATGCCTTGGGTGAAAATGGGTAGAGGTCACATCAACCTACATTTAGGAATTGAACTTCCTAAAGGTGTTGGCTTGGATATTCGTTCACGTTCTGGCTTTACTGACAAAGGTATGGAAGTTGATGTGGCCTTTATTGGCAAGAACGAAACACAAGTTGGTTACATGACTAATGTTAGAGCGGACATTGATATTTGTCTAGGTCTGGTCGATGAAGACTATAGAAACGATATTGGTGCGCTTTATAGAGTTAATTCCGACCGTTATATGCCGACAAAGGATAGCAAATTCAAACTAGATTCAGATTACGAATATTATGTTTTCGTAGTCAAGAAAGGCACTCGTGTTTGCCAGGGCGCATTCCGCAAGGTAGAAAATCCAGATTGCATACTTGGAGAGTTGAATATGGAAAATAATCGTGGAGGAGGATACGGACATGGTGGAACAAAATAACAATGGGTGTTGCGAATATGCTAACAAGTATATCTTTATGATAAGACGTTTGGCAGACATGATTGAATGCAAGGATAATGCCGCTTTCGTATCATCTCTAAGGGAGGACTTCGGAAAGCTCGGATTATTTTCAAGCGCAGCCAATTTCCTTCGTCTTATGTATGGGATACGAGCATCTTCTAAAGACAAAGAAACCTTACGAAGCCATATCAGCGTAATGGCGATGGAAGCCTTGCTTACGCTCTCTTGGTATATTATTTCAGATTATAACGACATCATCGAATCGCAAATCGAATTGTTCAAAACCAAAAATAAGCGGTATGGAAACGCATTTTCGGAATGTTTTGCTAAAGATGGTTATCCGTATGCCTTCGGTCATTTGCAAGAGAAGATTAATCGTATTTGCTCTTTGCTGACTTTGAACGAGGATGCTAAAGAAGAGCCAGTCCTAGACAGCTATAAAGATTTATTGGGGTATTGTATTTTAACACTTATCGAAATAAAATGAGATACCGAATAACAAGAATAGAAAAAGTTATCAATGGGCAGAGTTCGTTTGAGCACTGCTCGTTGATAGTTTCTAACATAGAAAAGTTTAGGAAACAAATAGATGCAGACGAGGTTAACTTCGTCTATGAAATGTTGGATTAAAAATAGAAAAGAATGAAAGAACCAGACATTGAAATGAATCTAAAGAAAATCATGGAACGCATAAAATGGATTAGAGAAACTAAGGCCATCTTATCCAAGGAAGAAATAAGTCTTTCCATTCCATTGATGCAAGATTTATCGCAAGTAGGCAATATTTACGATAAGTTTATGAGCTATCATGCCGGACGAAATTCCACAATGGTACGCAAGCAATTTATCTTTGTTATTCTTTATCTTTATTCTCCTAGTGCCCTTGGCGGTTCTAAAATGAGAAGAGGGTTAAGAGAAAAAATCGCTAAGGTTTTGGGGTGTACATGTTCTAATGTAAGCCATGATTACAAAAACATCAGTTTCTATTATGTTACTTACCGAAGTTTCCGTAATGACGTGAATGAGATATTGGATAAGCTATTAATAGATTTGGGTTTAAAAGAGATAGGGGAAGAATAACTTCCCCTACCCTTTTTAAAGCAGTCGCAACTCTTGTTTAATACCAAGCTTTTTTGACTCTTTATTAAAGAATTCTACTTTACGTTTTACTTTTTCTTTAAACTGCTCGAACAATGCAATTAAAGCTTCTCGCTCGGTATCAAAAAGCTCTTCTTCTCTAATTGTATGCTGTACGGTTCGTTTACAATGGTCGGGTTTGTATCTATAATCTATCCACCAACCCGATGAATTAAATTCGTTCCCCTCAAACCAAGATACGTTGCAGCATCCCTTTACTATACAGCGTTGTGGGGCATCAAACCATCCATCAATATACCAAGCAATATCACCATTCTTATATTTGGGTATTGGTCTTTCCTCTTTGTTCGTATATTTATATTTCTTCATATTCTCTTTTTTATTACTTATAGAAATCCCTATTATAAATACCTGAAAGCCTTTGCATATCTTCCTCTGTTATGGAGTATTTGTAGTTTAACTGATATTGAATATAGTCTCCATACTCCACATCTTTACATGGGAACAGCTTTCCGTTATCAATTCGTTTGAATAT